GTTCTAAAGGACCTGTCATCTGGGCTCATTCCAGAAAGGGATAACCGGAGTGTCACGGACCCTGAATGGGTGGAGAAAGGGATTGCCACCTACGGCTGTCCCGTTCATCCAGCCAGAGACTCTGGAACAACGTCAACCTTCACCGTATCCGGACATGGAGAATGNTCCTGCCGGAGAGTGGGACGAGGAGGAACCTACCCCCACCCACGGAATCCCGATTCCGGTAACGCCCAGGGTGGATCCTCCCGAGGTCAAGTTTCAGTATCAGGAGCTCGACGACGACGAGTATCTGGTAACTTCGAGCAAAGGGACTCGAAAGGTGAAGGCCCACGAGGACATGTCGGGTTTGGACATGTACTTAATGACCCTCGCCAACTTGACCGGCGAGCTGCACTGGCCAATGCACAGGTACACGGTCAGCGCGGAACCCAGCATCCAGCACGACCCTACGAAACCCTTGCCTACAAGGGAGCCCTTCGTGCGGTCTATGACAGTGCAGGTGCTAAAAAGAGAGGGAGCCTCCCTCTCACAGTCGCTGAAGTGGTGGAGAATCACATCTTACCTACTTCTTACGCTGGGGCTCCTTTGTTCGCTCGCAACGAGTTGGTCCTGGATGCCGGGACACGACTTGCTGAACGCATCATACAAGGCGGTAGGGGGTTTGATCCCTATGTTTTTGGCCGTCGTGTTCAGCCTGGGACTTCTGGTCCAAAGACTCGGTTGGTTTGGATGGCGCCGCTTCCTACGACTATTGTGGGGACGCGTTACAGCAAACGAGTCATGGAAGGTCTTTCGCGTAAGCGACCGTTTGTCTGGGGCCTTCGAGGGCATGAACAGGGTGCGATCATCTCAGAGATCGAAGCGAGATTCAGATACGTCTACTCGTTAGATTTCAGCAAGTTCGACTCGACCGTTCCTGCCAGAATGATTGACGATGCGTTTCGTGTGGCGCGGACCCATCTCGATCTTGATGATCAGGAAATGAACGTATGGCGAAGGTACGTGAACGACTTCATCCACTCACGGATCATCGCCCCAGACGGGCACGTTTACCAGAAGCACAAAGGCGTTCCTAGCGGTAGTGCTTTTACAAGCATCATCGATTCGATCGTCAATCTGATTCTCGTGTCTTACATGTTTGAGAAGCTTACGGGCCACTCGTTAAAACATGATCGCGTTTTGGTGATGGGTGACGACGTCATCATTGGATCTAACACTAGGCTGGACTTGGGCCAGTTAGCGTCCGCCGCGAGTGATCTGGGGTTTGTCCTGAGCGTGGAGAAATCCACGATTACGGACACGTCCCGTGAATCCAGGGAGTTTACCGACAATCACACCCACTTCCTGGGCCATTGGTGGGTCCATTCCCAACCACACCGTCCCACGCAGGAACTTCTGCAACGGATGGTCTACCCTGAAAGACACAAGAAGCGCGTTCCGGGTGAGCACCTCGTCAGATTGGCTGCTTACGCAATGACGTGCCGAGAGGGTAGGGACCTACTCGCAACGGTGTTTCCGCATCAAGACGTGATTCAGAGTTACATGCGTCTCGCGGATGCTATCCAAGCGTCTGGATGGAGCGACATGGACGACGTTGCCGATGTTGACCTACCAGGTCAGTTGAGACAGAGGCGCCGGGTGGAGGGTCAGGATCTTGAGTTGCCGACATCTAAAGTTCTAG